CCAAAGCAGTCTATTGACTGCGATTATAAATGTATCACGGAGCAAAACACACCAGTACCACTGCCAAACCTACCAGATAGACTAAAGGCAAAGTATTTTAAATTGCAAGCGCACAAAGTATTTCATGGATATGATTACTATGTGTGGATAGACGGTAATATTGAAGTGACCAGCACGGATTTTGTGAAAAAAATAATTGATGTTACGGCTGGCATTGCAATTCAGGCTCACCACGAAAGGCAAACCATAAAACAGGAGATTGATTTTATTCTAAATTCTGAAAATCCGTACCTTACAACCAGGTACAAAGAGCAACCACTAAAACAGGAGTATGAATATTATTTAACTAAAGGAATGCCTGAATATTCCACATTATTTGCCTGTAATATTTTTGCATGGCATTACTTCCAATGTGAGTTTTTAAATGAATGGTGGGACTTGGTATTGCAGTGGTCGTGGTTTGACCAAAGCGCGTTTTCATTTTTATTTAAAAACCACCCATTTAGCACTGGAACCGTCGACTTTGGCCCCATGCTTGACAATCCATATTTTAAACTGCACTCACACGCTCAACCCTTTGGATAATGATAAACATAGTTATAATAGAAAATCCCGTTGTTAACGCTGTCACTTGGTGGCGTTTTTTGCGCCCACTTGGTGAAATGACACGCCAATTTCCAAACAAGTATGAAATAAAAATGACACGCAAACTGGATGCCGCCGACCTGTTTTATACAGACCTGTTTATTTTGTCGCGGCCAAACGATGCGGAAACGCTTAAAATGGTGCAACGGATCAAAGACCTGGGGCGCTCTAAAATCCTGATGGATATAGACGACGCGATAACAAATGTGCCGTTACACCACAAAGACGCGGCGTATTTTAATAACCGCGCAAAAACAGCGCGGGAAATATTTGCTTTAACGGATTACTTTTGGACAAGTACCGAGCAACTACTCTACGAATGTGACTGCCTAAACAGAGGCGAAGTAGTACCGAATGCCGTACACGAATCGGATCTACCAAATGAGGCCGCACCGGATCGCGGCTACTGGATGTGGCGGGGCCGCGACATTCAAAAGGAGGACGTTTATTTAAACGGCGCTGAAACATACGAGCAAATAAAGCACAAAGTTAACAAGTGGTTTTTTTGGGGCTGTTTGCCCTCACTCAATCACCTGAATAACATAAGTTTATTGGAGTACGACGACGATGTACAAACCTACTTTGCTAAATTGAAGTCGGCAAAGTTTAACGGCGTCTGGAAGCCACTTGTTGACAATCAATTCAACGACGCAAAGAGTAATATAGCATGGATTGAGGCCACAATGTCGGGCGGTGTGTGCCTTTCAAACTATGCCGGAAAAACAGCATGGGAGTACGCTGTATCTGAAATGCCTGAATATGACTTTGCTGTTAATCAATGGGAGTTATCAAAAGCGGCCATAATTGAACATTACAACATTGAAACAACGGCAAAAGCGCGGCATAACTCTATTGAAAGGCTGCTTAATAGCAAATCAACCCTTGTTTAATGGATAAAATAACCATTGATAAAGCGGCGCTTTGCCTACTTGACCAGGTGGGTTATATGCGCCGCTTTTACGAATTACTGCAAACGGGGCTAAGTCAGCGCGAATGCTACGAACAAGTTGAGCGCGAACACCTGGCGGCGTTTGATCGGCAAAAGTATTCCACCTTTGAATCATTTAAGGCCGTAAAGAAGCGATTTATGCAGAAATATCGACCTAAAATAAAATAAGAAACAATGCTACCCGCTTGCGCGTCAAGTTTGGCCGAATTTTGGTCAAAATTTGACGTATGCGATTGTTCGGGTTTGACATAAATATAAAATTGGCGCGGGACACACCGCGCAATGTCGAACAACGCGCAAATGAGAACATAGGCCCAACAGGCTGGGGTAATAATTGGGATTCACTTTACGGAGGGGCAGGTATCGTCACAAGACAAAAGGCGCTATCTGTCCCTTCTGTGTTTGCGGCGGTCGATACGGTTTCTAAAACATTGGCTTCGCTGCCTTTTGCCCCATACCGACGTACCAGCGCGGGCAGCGAATTGGCGCTTGGCCATCCATTGTTTGCGATGGAAACAATTGAGCCGTCACCCATGCAAACGGCATTTAATTTTCGCCGTGATATGTTTGCGGATGCCTGTTTTGGTAACGCTTTTGCTAAGATTTCCTTTAATGGTCGTGGTCGGGCATTTAAAATGGAGCGCCTTGTTCCTGAAAATGTCATGGTCTATCAATCGGATAGCGGCCAACTATACTACGTTGTCAATCGACAAGTAGGCACCAGGTTTGTAAATGAAATTCTATTTGATTACGAGGTATTGCACTTGCGCGGTATGTCAATAGACGGCTATGCGGGTATAGATATAAGTAACACGTTTGCTTCATCCCTTGCCATGTCAATAGATGCAACCAGGTACGGGCATAACTACTTTAGTAATAACGCGGCGGTTGATGCGGTGATTGAATACCCTGCCCCTTTGACGCCAAATGAACGCGCTATTATTGAGCGAAAAATCCGCGAAAAACACGCCGGAGTTAACAATGTGGGCGGCGTCATGCTTTTAGATGCCGCCGCTAAATACAATAAAATCGGCACCAACCCACAGGAAGCGGCATTGAATGAAACGCGCAGTTTTCAGGGGTACGAATCATGCCGAATTTTTGGCGTTCCTGCACACATGATTAATTTACTTGACCGTTCCACGTTCAATAACATCGAAATGATGGATAACGGTTTTGTGAAGTATTGCCTTGCGCCGTGGGCAAAACAGGCAGAACAAGAACACGACGTTAAACTGCTTACCAGCGAAGAAAAACAATCAGGCGGCGTGTACCATCGCTTTAACCTTGCGGGCTTATTGCGCGGGGATATGAAAAGCAGGGGCGAGTACGCAGATACCATGCTTAAAAACATGGTTTATACCATTAATGACGTGCGGGAAATGGATAACCTAAACCGCGTGCCGTGGGGGGATTTGCCCTATGCACAAGCTGGCGTTACGCCTGTAAATGAGGACGGCAGTATTGATTTAAACACACCGGCAGAACCTGAAAAAATGGAAGAAGCCGAAAAAGATACAGATAATGGAGAACCGCAAGAAGGAGCAAGCGAATAGCGTGGAACATCGCTACATATCCGAACCGATTGAAGTACGGGCAATTGAGGGCGGCGAAGCCTTTACGATTCGCGGCTATGCCCTGAAATTTGGCGTAACGTATGACATGGGATGGTTTACGGAGGAAATAGCGCGCACGGCTTTGGATAGTGCTGATATGGCCGACGTTCGCATTCTGTTAAACCATGATAGCAATATCATTTTAGGCAGAACTGCAAGCGGCACGGCACGGCTGGGCATTGATGATGTGGGTATGTGGTACGAAGCGGATTTACCAAACAGTCCAAACGGTGATAATGTACGTGAGGCGCTACGGCGCGGCGACATAACACAAAGTTCCTGGGGCTTTACGCTGCGTTACACAGCCGACGGAACGGGCGACAAATGGGAGCGCGTTAATGGGCGCGATCATCGCACCATAACCAACGTGTTAAAGGTGTACGACGCTTCGCCCGTCACATTTCCGGCAAACCCTGATACCAGCGTGGCAAAAAGAAGCCTTGAAAACCTTGAAAATACAGAAATAACCGAACCAACCGAACAGCAGGAAGAATTTTACGACCTGTTCGATATTATGCAACAAATTTAACAGGCAAAGATGTCTAAACTACTCGAAATTTTACAGGAACGGCAACAAGTCTTTGCCGAATTACAAGACTTACGCGGCAAGCGGTCAGGCGGCAAGTTTGAGGATGCGGCCACGGAAACACACTTTCAAAACGCCAACAAGCGATTTGAAGAACTTACTACCATGAAAGCGGATGCCGAAATGGAGCAAGAGCAGCGCCGTTTGATGCTTGCGGATGAATTGGAACAACGCGAAAAGGGCAAAGTTGCGCCGCCTGAAAACGCCGTGACATACGACCAGGCGTTTTGGCGTTATTGCACCCTGCCAAACGGCGCAACCCTGTCACCGGACGAAAAGCGGATGCTTGAAACGCGCGGCACTTCCTCGCAGATTACCACGACCGATTCTTTGGGCGGTTTTACCGTGCCTCAGAAATTTTCCGATCAATTGGAACTGATGATGAAATGGTACGGCGGTATGTTGGGCAACTGTGGTGATTTCACCGATGAAAGCGGCGGCATTTTGAAATACCCTACCCTGGACGATACCGGAAC